AAGACCTGTCCAAGCTGCAGTGGAATCTTGTTTATCAGCTCGCGCGCCGTGCTAAAAGGTTTTTTATAGCAGGGGATGATGACCAAGCACTCTACGCTTGGGCGGGGGCTGACGTGGATGGTTTCCTCAACCACGGTGGCCGTGTCATTGTCCTCGATCAATCCTACCGCGTCCCTGCCAAGATACATGAGCTGGCCAGCCGAGTTGTTAATCGAATACAACGCAGGCAGCCAAAGCACTGGAACCCCAGAGAGGAGCAAGGGGTTGTTAATTACTACAACAATTACGAGCACGTGGACGTGTCACAAGGGGAATGGCTGGTGCTGGCCGCCGCTAACTACATGCTTTCCGGTATGCATCGATGGCTTATCTCCCAAGGCCTGTTGTTTGAGCGTTTCGGCTCACGCTCCGTGTCCGATGCCGTCCTGCAGGCGGTGGTCTCATGGGAGAACCTGCGTAAGGGCGGCGTTGTTGCCACGGATCAGGTGCATAACCTGTACAAGCACCTTGGCAATAATGTCCATAAGGCCACCAAGCACCTGTCTGTGTTGCCTGAGGACAGCCTGTTTAGCATGGACATGCTCAAGCAGGACTACGGGCTGCTCACAGACGCCATCTGGCATGAGGCATTGGTGCGGGTGGGCGAGGAAAAACGTAATTATATTATCGCCATGCTGCGCAGGGGCATCCGCCTCGGTCAGCGACCCAACATCCGTCTGTCCACGATCCACGGTGCGAAGGGCGGGGAGGCGGACAATGTCATCCTGTTCACGGACCTGTCCACCAAGTTTGCCAAAGAGTACGCGGTCAATCCGGACAACATAAACCGCATCTTGTATGTAGGAATTACCCGCGCTCGGCACAGTCTACACATCATCCATCCGCAAAGTGTTTCACGGAGTTTCCGCCTATGAGGCAGTCCCCACTGTTCCCGCCAAAGTCTGAGTGGATAACCCCCGACTCGTTTCCTAACCTGTCGCAGGCGACCGAGATCGCAATCGACTTAGAAACCCGCGACGAGAACATGGAGACGAGGGGTCCGGGCTGGCCACGGCTGGACGGCTACATCGTCGGCTACGCTGTTGCCATCGACGGCTGGAAAGGCTATTACCCCGTCGCGCATGCCGGCGGCGGTAACTTGGACAAGCGTATAGTTGAGAACTGGATCCGGCAGGTTGTCGCACTGCCCTGCCCCAAGGTCATGCACAACGCCGCCTACGACTTGGGCTGGCTGCGCGCTTCAGGGTTCACGGTCAACGGTACAATTTACGACACCATGCTCGCCGCTGCCTGTCTGGATGAGAACCGGATGTCCTACAGTCTTAATGCACTGGGGTTTGATTACCTGAAGCAGGTCAAGAGTGAACAGGGCCTGAAGGAGGCCGCCCGGGACTTTGGTGTGCATCCGAAGAAAGAGCTGTGGAAGCTGCCTGCCATGTTCGTGGGTGAGTACGCCGAGGATGACGCGGAGCTCACCTTAAAGCTGTGGCAATGCTTCAAGGGACTGCTGCGCCGAGAGGATGTGGAGTCCATCTTTGATCTGGAGACAGAGCTGCTACCCGTGCTGGTGGGGATCACGCTGCGAGGCGTGCGCTTTAATCGCCCAGAGGCTCAGGCGCTGATAAAACAGATGGTGGACAGGGAGAAACTGCTGCTCAAAGAGATCGCCGCAGCGGCAAAGACCCCGGTGGATATTTGGGCAGCGGCCAGCATCGCGCGTGGGTTCGATAATCTGAAGATCCCGTATCCAAAGTCTGCAACCGGGCTGCCCAGCTTTACAAAAAGCTTCTTGGAGAACTGTGAGCATCCGATCGCGGCGCAGATCATCGAGGCGCGAGAGCTGAACAAGACCTACGGTACTTTCCTGCAGCCGTACATCGATCTGTCGGCCAAGGACGGAAGGATACACCCGCATATCAACCAGCTGCGCTCGGATGAGGGGGGCACAGTGACCGGGCGCCTCAGTATGGCCAACCCAAACCTACAGCAGGTGCCTGCACGGCACGAAATCATCGGCCCGCTCGTTCGTAACCTGTTCCTGCCTGAGGAAGGCGAGCTCTGGGCAAGCTGTGACTTCTCCAGCCAAGAACCACGGCTACTGGTTCACTACTCAGGGCTCTTGAACCTGCCCGGCAGCGAAAAAATGCGCGACGCCTATCTCCAAGACCCTCGAACCGACTTTCACCAGATGGTGGCCGACATGGCCGGCATCAAGCGCAAGATGGCCAAGACCATCGGCCTCGGGTTGATTTACGGGATGGGACGCAAGAAGCTTGCCGAGTCGCTGGACATGGGCTCGGAGGAGGCGGACGGGCTGATTCGCGTGTTTCATGAGAACGTCCCGTTCCTGCGCGGCGCGGTGGACGCGGTCACCCGGCGGATAGAGAACCCGTCCTCGGGCGGAGCACTGCGCACGCTACTCGGACGCAAGTGCCGGTTCCCGTTGTTTGAACCGGTGGCGTGGGGCGTGAACAAGGCGCTGCCGTATGAGCAGGCGCTGATCGAGTACGGGCCGCGCATTAAGCGGGCGATGACCTACAAAGGCCTAAACCGCTTGATCCAAGGCTCTGCCGCCGACCAGACCAAGGCTGCAATGCTGGCGCTGCACAAAGCAGGCTTCACGGTGCTGCTGCAGCTGCATGATGAGATCGTGGTCAGCGTTACATCAGAGGAGCAAGCTCGTGAGGCTGGACGCATCATGGCCAGCGCCGTGGAGCTCAGTGTCCCCTCCATCGTGGATGTCGAAGTAGGCAACAGTTGGGGGTCAGCAAAATAGTTTGACTTTGTTTTTTGGCGTATCTTATGATACGTTTTGTAGTGCAATAAATACCTAGAAAGGAGAATGCAAATGCCCTATGGCAAAAAACGAACAGCTGCAGTAAAGAAAAAGAAGAAGGACCCCACGTGGCGGGTTCCTACTTCCCCATCCCGCAGAAAAGAACCGTGGATCTCGGTCATCGTTAAGGCGCCGGTCTACGCTATGCTTAGAGAGCTGGCAGAGTACAACGAAAAGAGCCTCGGTGAGGTTATCCGCGTCTTGGTTGAGGTTGAGTTCAACAAGACGCTTTGGCGTGTCCAACAAGAAGAGCTCAAGCAGCAGAGGAATAACTCATGAAGCCCCTGACCGAGGAAGAAGCGCACACCGCTGGACAAAGTGCGGACGAGCTCATAAGAGAAATCAGTGCGGTTTTAGATCGTTGGGAAGGCGCTAACGCAGACAAGTCCGAGTACTACAAGGCATGCGTTCTCATCGGGGCGTTAGTGCCCGTGTTGTGGGGGATGTGCATGTACTACAGGGTTCCAGTAACTCAAGTGCTTGAACGGATGGCCGAGAGTCAGAAAGCATGGGAGGAGCGAAAAGATGAGCTTCACTAAAGCGCAAGAGAGCTACGACGCCATGCTCCCGCCAGAGGATCCGGAGGAGCACGCTTACTCAGGCGATGTCGTCGTCGGTGACACGCTGTTCACGTACTGGTACGGCCAGATCGTCAGCGTGATGATCGATGAGGATGGCACAGAAGTACCCTATGCGCAGTGGCAGGGCAGTGAAAGTCTCGTGGAAGAGGCTGACATTAAAGCATCTGAGCTGTGGAGTGCAGAGCTGGGGGATCAAGATGACTACTAGGTGGATCACCTGCACATACGACGACGAGGGGGAGATTACTAACCCCGAGTATGTCAACGCCCCTTACGACTCGTTCTGGTGGTCATCACGCAGGGGATACTGCCACTACGTCTTTATCAAGTCGGCGATCTGCTTTCGTCCTGACCGCATCGCGCGCGTGGAGCATCCAGATGACTGAGGATAGCGCGGCGGCTCACTGCAAGCGAGTGGGCATCCGGGCAAAGGCTCTGGCGCGGTATCACGATGTGCCAGCAGACCGGGTCAGTTACTGGTACAGGACAAACAGAGAGAAATTTGATCGCAAATTAGCAGAGGCGGCGGTGGCCGCTAGGGGGAAGAAGTGAAAGCAGAACAGATACTAACTAAGGCAGCGGGGCACTTGGCCGATCGTGCCAAGACATACGACAAGCCCGAAGGCGAGCGCAGCATGGAGAAGACCGTGCAGATGTTCAACACACTGTCCGGCACGCAGCTGACGACTGAGCAGGGCTGGCTGTTCATGGTGATTTTGAAGATGGTGCGCTCACAGCAGGGTGACTACAAGGCTGATAACTACGAGGACGGCGCTGCTTACTTTGCGTTGGCTGGGGAGCGGACGAGTACGCCGAAGAAGCTGAAACTACCGCCTCTATTGCAATTCGGTGCGCAGCAGTGTTTACGTTGCGGGGCAACTGGAAAAGAGCCACTTGGTCATCATCTGGGCTGTCCGAATGCGCAAGAAGAGCGCCCAAGGCAAACCCGGCGGCAGCAGCTTATCTCAGCGGGCATACCCGCGCACGAGTTCGACGGGATAACTGACTCCGACTTGGACGGGATCGCTACCGACGTACCATCTAAATCACTGGCCGAGGCGTTCATTTGGGAGGACACCACGCAGGGGAAAGAGCACTGGGAAAAATGGGAATCGTTGCTGGACTAACTGAGGGGGGAACAGAATGAAAAATAACAACAGAGATATTGATCTACGCACAGAACGATTAACGATTGAAAGAGCTGAAGGTTGGCGCGACTGGGTAAGAATTATACCGACAATCAGATTCGACGCCGACTGGGATGTGCAGATTGTCCCGCCGTTTGGTGGTGCTGCGGCACGTTTTATGGTTAACAAAAACGACATGGGTATATCCGTGTACCTAGACTGCAATGACGCCCTTGGGTCGATGGGCAAGCCTTACTGGGAAGCGTACCCGATGGGCGAAGAGGGAGATACTGCGCGGTTCTTCATGCCGGAGACAGAGAAACTTATTGACGCAATTCGTAACGAGTTCGCGAGGAGAGAACAACAATGAAAAATGAAGACAAAATTATGGGTACGATCCTTGTGTTTGTGTTTTGCCTGATCGTAGTGATCATCATAATGCAGCAGCGGGAGGTACCGCAGGTGCGCCACGCCATGGAATCATCATACGGCGAAGTGCCCAAGCCGGAGGGGCATGGAAGATGACACTGAACATCTTTTTAACAGCCGCGATATTTTTAATTGTGTTCACGCTGGTAATGCAAGTGGTCAACCCAAAAGACGTGTCGGACAAAGTGGCGTTCGTGCTTGTAGCGGGGTTTGCTTTATCCGGCGTGATAACGGTGTTATCCGCGCTCGTTTTGGTGTGGGCGCGATGAAACACAACCAACACTATCTGACTTTTATTCTGCACCGCATCCGGTGCAGGGAGGTGGGGAATGAGTGACAGAGCAGGTTTTTGCGCGTTTTATTACGCACAGACAGGGCAAGCAGCAGTCTGGATCAGAGACGAAAAGCGGTTTATGTTTTCCAACACCGAACTTGCATGGCAATCATGGCAAGCCGCCCAAGCCAAAGGGGTCAATCAGCAGTTGCTGGAGGAAGGGCGGTTTAAGCAGGGGGCAGAGGTGTTCCGCAAAGAGCTTTTAGCGGCTACAACGCCATTCCTGCGGCCACACATTGAGGGTGTTTTTGCAGTGTTTGCACATGTTCATGGGTTTGAGCCGGAAAGCAATGGCTCGCTCTCTGAGCTTGCTTACAAATGTCCCTAGTTCATCTACAGCGGCTTCAAGGGATTCTATTAAGCAAGCAGCCTCTGCTTCCCCGATCATTCCGAGATCAATGCTCGCTCCGTTTTCTGACAAAATAACCTCAATGTACTTTCCGTTTCCGATAATTCGAGTTTTTATTTTCATTTCCCCTCCTGTGCCGCTGCGATGGCGGCTTTTTCCGCACGTACTTGATCGCCAACATTGCTTTCCGGCTCAAACCCATGAACATGTGCAAACACTGCAAAAACA